CTTGATAATCTAGTCATGTTCGACGAGTTGTTAGTTCGCAACTCTGCCACCCAGGTCGTTGTCGGTACGTTTAGCGCCACTGGCCGGTCGATATCTGGGGGTTGCACAGCGATGTATAAGATTCGGAGCCGTAAGGCCCCAGTCCCTATATCGCTTCTTGTAACCCCTGAATATAAACCGTCCGTATCGCTAAATCATATCGCCAGCGGTCTAGCCCTACTGCGTCAAGCGCGTAGGTGAGCATTTCCGTCTCATGGAGTTATCCTATGGCCCAAGCAGCCGCTATTACCATCAATGATGGTCAAGCGACATTCGTCGCTGTCACGTTCTCTCCGGAGAGCGTCTCCCCGCAGGCTTCGATCTTCACAGATCGCGCTTCAGGTACCGCCATTGGCTTTCGCCGATTGGGGGTTTCCTCGAAGTTTGCTGCGGTAAAGGGCGGCGTGAATCGTGGTAAGTTTACAGTAGACTACCCTATCACCTCAACGGTGGCCGGTGTGACTACTGTAGCTTATACGCTTCGCGCTACTGTGGATGTTATTATTCCCGACGGCGCTATAAGCGTCGAACGGAATAACCTCTACGCGTTCCTGCAGAACGGTCTGGCCAACACGCTTGTGCGTGGTGGTCTCCGTGACTTGGATCCGATTTACTAAAAAATCGGCTCTTAACCTAATGGGTTGAACCCACTAAGGACTATCATGGCTACAAAGACTCGGCTTAGCCGGTCTGTTCGTACGTATAACGTCGAACGTAGGACTTTCTTGCAGGTTTGCTGTGAGTTAAACACTCCTCGATCCCTTACCGCTTACCTCTTGATCAAACACGGAGAAGGTGACCAGTATTTAGCGCTCCCTGCGCCTGATACTGATTCGCCGACTTTCGCAGATGATTATTTGGTTACGGAGATGCTCAGGAAGAATCCTCATCTGCCTGTTACTTGTGATCCACTTCAAGTGGCCACAGATACCTGGCATCAGTCAGAATTGGACTGCGCACAAACTAACGAACGTCTTGAGTGCTATAGCCGTGGGGTTTTGGCCCCATTGCATAGTCGAACTCGTGACATCGTGAACCGTGCGCAATCTCTGATTTCTAGCTGGTTGGGTCCATTAACAAGCGATAAGCTTGAGTTTGTGGAATCCAACATGAGGTTCGGCCCTGGCGCTACTTCTAGCGTTTCAGGCCGGAACGTGCTTGAGTGCAAGAAATACACGTGCTCCATGCATGTGACACCTCGCCTTTACCCCTACTGGCGCGCTCTTCGAACTTACTCTTATGAGTTAGAACTAAGAGCGTACAGTGAGGTTACCTTCGTCCCTAAGACCGCAAAAACTCATCGCGTTATCGCGATTGAGC